CTTTATCTGTCAATTTAATTTTAGGAAGCTCTAAACCTGCTGGTTCGAAATCTTCATATTTTACAAAATCTTTAAACATTTCTTAAAATCTTAAACGCTTCTTTTTCGTCTTGAATAACTGGAATAGATTCTTTAACCAAAAATTGTCTTAATTTCTACATTTGTTAGACTCAAAGCTCAAGAATCTTCCTAAGTTGTTTGAAGATTTCCCAAGTCATTTCGCAGTCATACAGCCCATCATGCAAAAGTCCCTCATCATGCTCAATACCAAAATACTTCAACAACATTTTTTGACTTACTCTTCCTTTTAAGCTTCTATCATTCAATACCTTATATTGCCACTGCACTATATCACCTTTTCGGGGCTTTTCAAGATTATTCTTTTCAGCCAAAGCTAAGGGCCTAGTATCTAGAATCCTATCAATAAAGGAAAAGTCGATATCTTCTCCACAAATCTCAGCCAATACAGCTAGAATATGAATATCATATTTTAAAATGTTTTGACCAACTAATTTGTAAGAAGGGTCATAAAGCAATTCTTTGAATTCGTCCCAAGCTTTATCCGGTGCAATTTTATTTTGGTCGAAAAGCTTCTGATCAAAGCCACAAAGTTTTTTGATAAATGGTTTTAAACAAAGCCCTTCAATATCAATATAAAGTTGTTTCTTTCTAATTACACTGTTGCCTTGAGCGATCAGATAGGACAACTCCCAAGGCCTAGAATATCTAAGGTTGAGTCCCTCAGTCTCAGCGTCGAATATAATATATTTCTGATCGTATTTGAGCATATAATTGAACCTCTTTGTCCTCTTCAATGATATTATTTCGCAATCAATCCAAGCAATTGCTTTGCTTCTTTAGGCCCAATATCATTAAACGATTTCCAATCCTTAACCTTTGGGTTCTTGAAAGATCCGTCTTTCCAAAGTCCTCTCAACTTCTCTTTAAATGATTCAAAATCTGAATAGCCTTTTTCAGCGGCTTTCTTTGCCAAGGTGTTCTGAGGAGAGAAGTTCGCAGTTCCAACTGTTTCAGAAACCCTTTCTTCTTTAGGGCTTTTATCAATTTCGTCAGCGCCAACGATGGGGATGTTTAAAAATCCTCTAACGCATCTTACAAATGCGCGATTTTCTGCAATTGATTCTAGAAACTTTCTTGCAAAATTATCGGTATTCGCAAGTGTCGCGTTCGCAATACTAGAAAAGGTATTGGAGTGAGATTCTTTATTCTCGTAATTAGGGATAAAATCAATAATACAACTGACTACAGCCCTTTCATCAGAACTTTCCTCTACATTATAAGTCACGCTAGAAAATCCCCTTAATTTTGCTAACTCTCTAATTCCGGCCAATTTAATAAGGAGTTGATTATCCTCCAGTCCTGCGACAGAATTTGGAACTTCTTTCCCTCTCGACTCAAACCAGTCTCTATTTGGGTAGAGGTGTTCCTCTGAAACCATCCCTCTCCAATCAACTGATCCATCTTCTTTAAAGATATATTGGTGCGATTCTAATAACCCGCTTTCGTCTCTCTGGAAAAGTTTTGGGCCTTTTGTATTGTCAATTTTCTTACTCATATCTAATCTTACCACAATTCCTCTTCGCTGTCAACTGGTTTGTTTGAATCCTTCCTAACTTCAAACCCTTTTTCTTGAGCTTGTTTGTTCTTCTCTCTATTGTATTTTAAATTAGAGAACGAGGGGCATCCTGAATACCATCTCTTTTCTATCTTTTGATTCTTTTCTAAGTTAGGCAAGTCTTTCCTTTTCTTGCTTGAAGCTATAACTTTTCCTTTTTCATCTAAAGCGACGTAATAATAAAAGGGAAATTTCTGAGGACAAAACCACCTCGTATCTCCATTTGGTTTTTTCTCATTTGGACTTTCAACAGGAACTAATTTACCCCCAACATTTTTAATTCCACATTTTAAAATTCCAGAAAACCCGTGATACTTTCCTAAAAACCCTTTTTTAGCAGCCATATTAGACAAAGCTAATTCTTCATCAAAATTATCAACAACTTTTTGTATATCTGTTAAGAAATGTTCTAACCCATCAAGTTCTGAATCGTCAACGTCCGGCGTCAATAATATCCCGCCCTTCTTCTCAGACTGAGACTCGCAATCAAATTGTAAAAAAACAAACTCCATGTGCCTTTTAATATATTCGGGATATAGCTTCTTTACAGCGAGTCTGTAAATAAGATCTTGGATATTGTCATCAACATCCTTGCCCTCAAATTTTCTCTTACTGCTTTTGAAGTCTCTAATCACAGCAGAGCAGGACTCTTTAAATAAGAATAGCTTATCTATAAACCCTCTAACTCTGTAAGAGAGATCCCCTTCTTCTACTTCAATATCAAAGTCTTTCTCTGAAATAGATTTATAAGGTTCCCCTTCTTCGCTATTTTTACAAAAGAAATCATAATTGAGACCTTCTAATAGCATCCTCTCAATCAAATCAATCAGTTGGACATCTTCTCCATGAGCCGAGATTGTCCATTGCTCTGGATCGAAGCCTCTTTTAAGAAGGTAGAGTCTTGCGTATCTTTCTATAGCTGGAACGCATTCTATATTTTGGTTCTTTATGAGCTTATCGTAATAATGCTTTCTTCTTTTTTCGCCTAAGAATTCGTAGATGTTGTGGCAAGCAGATCCCATAGCAGATCCAGTATTATCTGAATCTGGGAGCTTTAAGATGTAACTACAATAGTAATCCCAACTGCAAGTATCTAAGCACTTGATTCTACTCGCTGATAGCGGCACTTTCGATTTTTTCATTTTTATTAAATTATCTAACAGAGGCAAGATCTTTTGAATAACCAAACTTTTCGAAGCAAACTCTAAATTTAACCTCTCTATCCATTATACAAAAACTCAAACTCCTTATTTAATTTCCTAACTTTGGCCCTTAGAGACTTCGAAATGTTAGCTTTCGGCGCATAATCTATAATCCTCTGAATTGATTCCTTGTGAGCTTCTTCTGAAAAATCCAAAGATTCCCTCCACTCTTTTACCAACCCCTCGCCCTTCTCTCTCATATCTCCGAAGTCTCCAGACGGAGGTGGGTAGAACCAAATTCTATCAAGATCATAAACGTCTATCAACTTTAAAATAGAAGAAAGAGCGCCATCGAACCCTCTATTCTGATCTTCATCATTATTAAAGCTCAATACAATATCGCAATCTTTAGAAATAAGCCTTGAGATCAATCTTGGGGTCAAATTATTAGAAAAAGCCACAATGTTGTTTTTTACGCCTTCTTCAAAAAGAGCCATTGAATCTCCAATGGACTCAACAACAAAAAGCCTTTTTTGTTCTTGTGCTTTTTGTTTTACCCCTTCTACTGAAAAGTAAGGGTAGAACCAATCTGCGGCTTTGCCATAATGAAGCCACTTAACAGAATTACCATCAAGAACCCATCTGCCAGAAAATCCATGAATCTGGTCGTCCTCTCTAAAGATAGGAAATACAATTCTTCTGTAAAGCTTTCCGCCAGTAGCCAATCCGCAATTATATTTCTTTTGAGTGGCTTCTGTTATCCCTCTTTTTTCGTAAAACGAATAATCAGGCAATAGCTTTTTCAAAGCCTCCTTGCTAAATGTCTTTTCTTCTTTCAAAAGTTCTCTTGTGTGTCTGCTGAAATTGAATGAATTATTTTTTAAAATATAATCCACGTTATCGGTTTTGAATGTCTTTTTCAATAAGACTTCAAAAGGTAAGGCTCTTCCCCCTTCTACGAAGTCTGTCCATACGCCACTGTCTTTGAAAATAGAAATGGCAGTTGGATTATCTCCGTCTCTAAATACCGCTGAAGTTTGCCAGAAATGGCCTCTATCAGAAAGTTTGTATCCAGCATCTCTTAAAATTGTAGCATAATCTATTGAGTTCTCAGCTTTCATTCTTCTTTGCTAAAATCCGTCTGGAAGCTCTTGGTTTGAATTAGTTTCGGGATCTAAGTCACTCCCTTCCCTGTTCTTTACAATTGATCTAAGATCTCCCCTATCTTTTACATTAAAGTTCTCGATACTTATATTAATGAAATTGTCTTTCGGCCCTTCTTCCGTTTCAATCGGGTTCAGGTGCGCGAATGGATCTTCCCCCAAATGTCTAGCGACAGTAGGGATCATTTTATGCGTTCCAAAACATTCTCCTTCGTCAACAATTTCCTCAATAGATTTCTTTCTAAGAATAAAAAGATGAGAGCAAAATTGAGTAATGTTATCAGAAAGAGAAACAATTGATTCGTCATCAGTAGCTCCGTTTCGAGCATTGTTGATTCCAGATCTATTAGCTTGAACAGAGGTAACCATAGAAACCACTGGCTTTCCGTCGAATTTCAACTCTCTGCTGATGGTTTGTTTGAAATCGTGCAGAGTTTTCCCTACATAAGCCCATTCGCTTCCTTTACCTAGATTGGAGAAATCAGTCTTCAAATAGTCGAAAGAAAAGATGAGTTCATTACCTCTGCCAACTTCTGAAAAGTAAATTCTCTTAAGCGCCGAAGTCATTTCCTCAGAAGTCATACCAGCTACATTTTTGTAAAGGATTTTAATTCCTTTAATGTTTTTCCAAACCTCTCTTACTTTATCTACGACCTGTTTCGCACTAAGGTCTTGATAACCATGTGTCCTCCACTTTCCACTTTCAAGCAAATGAACTGGAATACCAGAGGCACAAGCTACCATTCTGAAGACTAGCTCTTCTTCAGACATCTCCCCGTTATCAAAATGCAAAACAGGAACTTTGTATTTGTATGCTGTTTTGAGTAAATAGTCTAACATCACAGTGGTTTTTCCAGCTTTTGAGCGAGCACAAAACACAAGGATATTCGCGGGTCTTAGAAGAGACCCATAAATTTTATTGATCGTTGGATGGGGTCCCATATAGCCGACTTCTTCTGGCGGGTTCTCCCCTCTGTCTTCGACTATATCTTCTGCGATATCGATTAAATTAACAAGGCTATCCTCCTCGCTTTCAAATGAATTGATCGTATCGTTATGAATTTTATCTAATCCATCTACTATTTCAGAGTATTTTAAATTCGGATCAACCTTTTTAGCAAATTGCTGAATCCTCATACCCTCATCGAATGCCTTCCTTCTAACGGAAATCTTTTTGAGTTCTTTGATCGAACTTTCAAAAACACCCTTTGTAATTTTACTGAAGTTTAGGTTCCTAATATATTCAGAAATGTCAATAGCATCTGGAAATGTCATTCCAGAACGAGTGACCCTTTCAATTAAAATTGTCTCATCGAGAGCTTCTGCATTATTAAGTGCAGACCTCATCATTTTAAACAAAGTAATATTAACTTGAGAATCCTCAGAGAAGAAATCATCTTCTTTGATAATCAAACTCACTTGAGGCCACTCATCTTGGTGCTGCATCACTCCTGCTAGCACATTTGTTTCTAACGATAAATTCTTAATCATCTAAATCTAAATCAAAGTCCTCCGTAAATATATCACTTTCTTCTGCATCTTTTATCAATACTTCTATTCCTTTTTGAACTCCCATTCTTGAGGCATTGTTTTCAAACTTTGTAATGCAAGTGGGATCTCCCTCTGCATTAATATAAAACAAATAAAATCCCTTGTTGCCTCCTTTGGTCGTTCCTGTTCTATCGTATAATTTAGATAGTAAGGAATCTGGCAACTCTGTGTGCTTATTTTCTTCCATAATTTTTATATTCATCCCAACAAAATCTATCGCTGGAACAGTCTTCTATTTCTGGCGCGTCAAAGGAGGGAGCCTTTCTTCCCACTTTCCTAAAACAACTTGATCTATAATTTTGATACGCCGGAAAATCATCTTTCTTTTCGTAAAAAATACTTTTCGCTAATTTCCCTTTGATTCCTCTTTTATCCATTTCCTTCTTAATCTGGAAATCATAAGGGTGTAGGTTGTCTTCTTCGTAAAATACTGGATCTTTTAAATCTTCATAAGGCAAGTAAAAGTTGCCAAAATTATGAATAGACTTATGGATGAAGCCGCCATAAAAAGGAAAGGCGACCTGTAGATCATCATCTACAAGAGATTCGAAGTTGGCTACTCCTTCTCTTTTCACGAAGGCATCTGTATAAATATTCCTTAGCTTTACAATTCCGCTTCCATTCTTAGCGAAAACAATGACTTTACTAGCTTCTCCTAGTAATCTGCAATTAATCTTGAGACCAAAAACGAATCTTTTGCCAGTCTCCTTCTCCTTCTTCACAAGCCTCCTAAATGAATAGAAAGAATTTTCTACAAATGGGATTTCGTCTAATTCCTCTCCGAGTTCGAAAACTCTATCTGTAGTCAAAATTGATTTCCCAATGGAAAAGTGGGTTGTGAATAATGGTATCATCTATAAGAGTATACCGCCTTCCAGAAAGCCTGTCAACTAAAGATCTAGACTTTCTATCTGCTCTTGTAAATCCAAGTCTTCTCTAACTCTATGGAGAGTGATTTCGTTTAATTCGCAGAATCTTTCTTTATCATCGTCCCTCCTTAATTGGTCAATAAATTTTGATTTATTGTTTGAATGGAAGAACTTTGAGAAGGAATAATGCTGATTACCGTCTACTTCGATAGCTATTTTTTGAGATGCATTATAAAAATCCAAACTCATCCTAGTTCCTGCTACGGGAAGTTCTTCATAAACGAAGTCAGAATGCCAATACTCATACAAAAGTATTTTGGCTCTTCTTTGCAATTTAGAAAGAGATTTTCCGTCCCAATCTATCTTATACTTATAAGAGCTTTTAACTTTTGTAGGATAGCCTTTGAGGTTTTTAAACACCATTGAATATCTCTCTATCACAAAACGAGTTTAACTTTTTAGTCAAATCTTTGTCTTGCTCTAAAGCTCCATAAATATTATCCAGACCCTGCTTCTTAAATTCCTCGCCTAAGAATTCTGTCAAATCATCCGAAGAGTTAAACCAAGATCCCTTTTTCTCAATGAATCCCCAAGCTAATAGAAGGTCAACAATTTCTCGCTCGACCCAAATTGATGTTCCATTTTTTCTACCGAACTTAATTGGATAGGAAATTGGAATCATAGAAGTTTCATTAGTAGATTTCCAAATCTTTATTTTAGCCATTCTACCAATGGGTTTATTACTAGCACTAATTTGAGCATCTTTGCTTGGTAGAATATGATCATCCTGATTGGGTCTTAAAAATTCAATAACCCAGTCTGGATAGTGAACAGCCGCGTTGCCTCCGCTTGCTCCTCCTAGCTTATTTTTATCTTTAGTAGCATATTGGCTCGCTCTAATTTCAGCCCTGACCTGACCCATCATGATGCATTGATGACCTCTTTTAGCCATAGCTAAATTAACCCTTTTCAAAAAGTCACTCGTCATCACGGCTCCTGCTGCAACTTTAGCTGCGTCCGCTGTTCCTTTATCTAAAGCATCTTTAGGAATAAGCCCGTCCATAGAATCGATAATAATATTATATCTAACTTTTCCAGCATTTTGTAGCAATGCCCTGATCCAGTCAAAAACGAATTCATAAACATTAGACTCTACAACCAGAGTAGTGCCGATTTCCCATTCAGTAGGATCATGAACAAAATTAATTTTTGTCCTTTCTTTCATCTCTTCTGAAAGACGACCCTCTGCTTTGATAAAGATGCCTTTAGAACCCTCGACAGTCTGTAAAAAATTACCTTGAATCTCTAGAGCCTCTGCTGTTTTACCTGATTCTGTAGGTCCGACAAATCTGATCAGGCCGGATGAAAAACCCCCATCAGTAATTTCGTCTACAATCTTAGAACCAGTTGAGACCTTGTAATCTCCTTTGAACTCCTCGTAATTATAATGAAACTCCTTGTTAGATTTAAAAAACTTTTCTGTTATATCTTTGTCGGTCGTTTCTTTTTTAGTTGCAGCTTTACTCATTTAAAAATTCTCTAAATCCTTTTTTAATTTTCTTCGTATAATTGTATCCTTGTTTTTCAGTTCCCTCAACCACTTTGTCCTGCTTGGGCTTGTAAGAAAAGATCTTTGCATTCTTCTCTAAATATTCCTTTCCATCCGGCGAAATAAACCAAGCAAGACTATTCATGTCAAATGGTTTTCTAACTACATTGAGAAAATCAACAGGATAAGTCGAAAAAATATCTTTGGCTATCTTTTGCTCTCTAGCATAAATAACTTTAACATCAGGAGAGATCATCCTTTTTATGAAGTCTTTTCTTTCTTGGAAGTATGTTGGAGCCTTTGGCATATTTACAGAGAAACCACTTTCGGGATTTCTAATTTATGTTTTCTATAAAATTCTTCGTTAAATTCTACGCACTCTTTTTCTTCATTCCACTTATAGCCGCAATGACCGAAGTGATCCATTTGATAGAAGCACTTTCGTTTTCCTATATTATCATTAAGCCAAGTATAATGATCAACCCAAGCTACTTCTTTTGGAATTTCTAAATTTTCTAATTCTTGATACAAATGAATATTTGCATTTGTAGTGTTAGTGTAATTTAAATCATTATCGCCGTAGAATGCTTTTAGGTAATATTCAAAATAACTTTTCCTAAAAATTCTAGGTGGACAGAACGGTTCTTCCAAATAATGCTTTTTGTCAAATACAAAGTTCTTTAATGGCACTTTATACCAACATGAGTAATTTTTCTCGACATACTCGCAAATATTTTCAATATCTTCAGAGGAATAAATTTCATCTGCGTCTACAATAAACAAAAAATCAACATCATTATCCTTTAGGAAATCCAAGGCCAAACTTCTAGCGTCAGCTTCTTTGATGAATTTAGGGAAGTCAACTAAATTATGGATCTTTCCTTCTTTTAAATACTCACGCAGAATATTAGTAGTATTGTCTTCAAATGGTTCTTGATTTCTGTATTCCAAAAATGGAACCGAAACGGCGGAAATAACAAAGTTATCTCTATCGATAAAGTTCTTCAAAGAGTCCCTTACATACTCTTCTGAGTTGTATCCGCAAAATAATATTCCGTATTTCATTTATTAGCCTTTATCCAATCCTCTTCTCCAATGTGTTCTGCATTAACTTTTCTAGGATCAAAAAAGCAGAATGGCTTTTCAGAATCTGAAAAAACTTTTAACATCTCGCCAGAAACTAATTCGCAATGGACATCATTAAAAAAGGTTTCATGTTTTGATGCCTTTTTATTAATCAACCTAACTGAATGATACCATTCTTTTAATCTAACAATAGTTGGTTGAAATGTGAATGTAGGGCCGTATTCAGTGTATTTCAATCCTTGTCTGAAAATGCCTTCAACAATGCTCTCCTCTGCCTCTTGCAGGTTTTGATGAATATCGTGGTTTATCCTAACGCACATCGTATTTAAATCTCTATCCATTAGATTGATAGCATTAATTATAGATGATGTTGGATTTGTTTGAAAATTTAAGAGCCAGTCGTCTTCGCAGACAAGGACATACCTTTTTTTATGCAAAGGCCAATAACCTAAAGCTTTCTCCATGTCCTGATAATAACCATTAGCATGGGAAGAGGTGTTATGGCTCCAATCTCCGGCTGACATTAAAACATCAAATCCTTTTTCTTTCAAAAACTTAATCATTTCTGAAACAATTTCAGGCTTATCAGTTGATGAGTATTTGATATGAGCCACTCTAACAAGAGATTCCCAACAATGAGGGAAGCACTGAATTAGTCTATTTACTGTGTGTTTGTAACAATCTGTATAACCGAAGTGACCTTTGGTTGAAGTATACAGCACTATGCCTAAATCGTCAACCATTATCTCCACCACTTTTGTTTTAAGCCATGAGGTTTTGCCTCGTTTTCTTTTTCTAATGTTTCTAAATCTGTAGCCACTTCTACTTTTTTTCCACTTCTAGCTGACCAAACTGGCCCCCAAAATTTATTATGTTCAATTCTTTGTTCTAAATCTAAATAACCTAAATGAACGACATGAGGAAAGTCTGTATTCAAATCTTTCATAAAATCAATAAGGCTCATTGAAGGTAATAATTCCCCATTATGATTGATAGCTTCGCAAGTGTCACTCTTATCGGTATCAATTAATCCATTTTCTTTTTTAGCAAATGTAACTGGGCCTCTATAAACTCCTTCTTTTTTTGTTAAATACCACTTAGTTCCAATGCTTTTGTAATGATCAAAGTCTTTATACAAATCAATAACTGGCACAAAGCAAGCTGCTGGTATATTTAATACCCTAAGTTGCTCTGCGCCGACTTCCCAATATTCTGGCAATCCTCCTATTCTTTCATCAAAATCTTGCTGTATAACAACATCATTTGAACAGTTTCTTAATGAAAGGTTCTTGAGCTTACCTACGAAAAGAGGATCGTCAGCATTTATCTTCTCATCAGATACTACTCTGATTTTAACTGTATTTAATTTATCAGTAACAGATAAACGATCAAACTCTTTAAGTATTTCCGAAACTTGATCTTCAAGAGTCGCTACAACTATTTCGTCTGCATATTTACTCCAATTTGTGAAAGCATCAAGTATGTGATATTTTTCTGGAATGTAATTAAATAACAAAGTATGGACTGAAATTTTCATGAATTTTTTCTATTATGCATTTAAATAAATCCTATTCAGGCCAACCNTTGACATTAAAGGAACTCTTAACTTGATTTTCAGGAATTTTACCGTCTTCCCATTTTTGAGTTTCAATAACCTCTTCCCACTCTTTNTCAGACAAAGGCGGATAACNGAACTTTTCTTTAACTGGACCTTTTACAAGCCAAAGTTTCTTATTGTGAGGGAAGTGCTTCCATTCGCTTCCATCTGGATTTTGTCTAACACTACTCCAGCCGCAATCCCCAAAAATAGGGAATATTCTGTTGCTCCCGTGATGAACAGAGAAAAACTTTAAATGATTTTTCTCCATATAATCTTGAACACTTTCTTCTGACCATTTGAGATCCTCAAGTGGACCGGGGCCTCCTCCAGATAATGGAGCTTTGAAATAATCCGATTTCCTAATGAACTGCGCCCTTTCTGAGTATTTGCCTTGGCCCTGATTTCCAGCTAAATCGATATAGAAAAAATCATCTTCATTAATAACTCTTTTAAATTCTGTTATATCTTCTTCTGTGATTTCACAATTTAAAACATGATCAACTTGAACATAAAAAGCGAACTCAGATTGACACTGCGCGAATAGCTGAATAGTCCCAAGCCCACAACCAGTATTAATTTTATTATGAATAATTTCGTCACAAAGACCAGCATCCAAAAATCCTTCCGAATATTTATTACCTCCGTTATTTAAAACTGTAATCTTTTTTTCAAACTTGGCATTTTGCTCTAAAGAAAGGAGTAAATTTAATAGTTGTTCTGGTCTATTATAGTCTAATATAAGTATTTCAGTCATCTAGTTTAATATCTTGTGGAGGTTTCGTAAAATCAATTGTAGCATGTTTAGTTTCAATTTTACTTGGAACGTCGTGAAAATGCTTTGACTTGTTTTTTCTTTCGTAATCTTTGAAGAATTTTCTTTTAACAGGATCTTCTGCTCCTGATTTGTGCTCCCTTTCTAGAGACGCCTCTCGGCTCATATCAAACATATCTCCCATTGTCCCTTTCATTTGACCTGCTTTTTCTGCGAGACCTCTTGTATCAAAAGGGTTAATTTTAGATACCGAATCGACAGAAGCATTTGGAACAGTCCAAAGTCTGCGACACTTATTGCCGTTTGAAGGGTTGAAAAAAGAGTGATCTTCTGACATTGTTTGAATAATGTCAAACACTTCTTCTGTTTCGTCGTCTATGTAAGAATATAGAGGCATTATTGTCCTTTAATGATTTGTTTAATTTTATCAATCGAGTCGGAATAAGTAAAGTCTTTTTGCAACTTTAACCCATTTTTGTTCTCTGTCTTAGCTCTTTTAACAGCCTCTTCAATCCCTGAAATAATTGATTCGTCAGAAATTGAATAAAATTTACCTTGATTAAAGGAAGATCCTTTGTGAAAAAATACATTGTCATAACAATCTCGTTTTTCTTTTTCAACATCAACTAGGATCGCATTATCCTCTGTTGCCCAATCTTTATGAGCACTACAATTTGAAACAACGGACCAGTTACCAACGGCAGTGGCATTAAAGCTTGGAAGATTCCAGCCCTCTCCACTAGACAGTCCGCTTAGGTCGATATCAATTGATCTAGTAAGCAAGTTTACTTCGGAATTTGTTTTTAATGTATTTAAGAAATTAATATTATTCCAATGTTTATCGCCCACTGTCTGCGATATAACTTGCCTATAAATATCTTTCTGAAAAAACGGATTATTAACCAAGCAAGTTAGCTGATATTTAGGATTATTACCGAATTTATCAAGCCAAAGTCTAATTATTCTTTGTGTGTTTTTTCTTTTTTCTAGCTTACCAACAAGCCCAAAATGTATTACGTCATCGTTCTTCTTTGGCTCAACTTTAATGATGTCTTGATCGAACCCCAATGGAACATAATGAACATTATCCAAGCCAGTTGAGGCAAAAAGGTCGCGAGCCTCTGAAGAAGAAAAGATTGTTGCTTTATTATTTTTAACTAGATTAATTTCCTCCAAAGTAGGCTCGTCTGTTTCATAGAAAGTGTATAAATACCGATTAGCCCCAAACGATTCTTCTGATCCATCGATATGCCAAACTTTTAAAGTTGGCTCGTCTTGGTCGAACCTTTTAAACCTACCCTCGTAAGCTTCTGAAATTGCTATTTTTACAGACTCTTCCAAAAGATCAAATGCCGCAAGGTCGCAATTATTTTTCTGTGGAAAGAATGCAGTGAGATCCCCTTTTTTAATAAGTTCTCTCACGAAATTCAAAGATACATTTCCCAACGAAAGCGAATTGATAGGTGCGTTAAACTGCATAAGACTTCTTTAAGTAATTTATAATTTTTTTATTAGTAGCTTGGACTGCTTGAGGAGAAACTCCGTATTTCTTTCCGACTTCTGCGAAAGTCGCCCCACAAGAATTCTTNCCACCAAAATAAACATCTTTAAAGATCTTATAGTGCTTTTCTGAGAATTTCAATTCAATTTTCTCCAGAACTCTTTGCGACTCTTCNTTTACTTCTGAATAAAACTGTCCTGATAGGTCTGTGGACCCTCCCATCTCTTCAACGAATTCATGGAATTCTGGCTGACTTTTGAGTTTAGTTCTTTCAGTCAAGCAAACATATTTAGTTTTATTCGCCAACCAAGTCACGAACTTAACTCCTTTATCTTCATTAAACGAACAAATGGCGTCATAAATTACCTCAATTTTTCTTTCGTAAAAATCATCTAGCTTGGATTTTTCCTTAAATCCCGGCAAATGCCTTTTAACCATATCATAATAAACTCCAGAATGTCTTTCTGACAATTCTATAAGAGCATCGCTACTATTTTGCTCCACAACTTCCTTGATTAAAGTGCTGTCTTCTTTTTCTTTCATGTTATTGCCCTGTGCTCCCAAATCCTTTATTTCCTCTAACGCTATCACAATTTTCAAAGCTGTCAACAGAAATTATCTGAGGAGAGACTGGCTGTAAGAAAACGATTTGCGCTATCTTGTCCCCCTTATTGTAAAACTTACATGGCTTTACATCTCTTAAGATCCTGAATCTTAATTTGATCTCCCCTCTGTAAGACGCATCAATTAATCCCACAGAATTACAAAGGGATAAATTGTAATTACTGATACTTGATCTTGGGAAGATAAAGCCATGAAACTGGTTTGAAGAAGGGGCCAATCTTACTCCAGTTCCATACTCAATGAACCTACCCTCTCCTTGCACCTCGCCATCAGTTGCGGCAATCAAATCAATTCCAGCGTCTCCTGCTTTTGGTAAAACAAGACCGTTTCCAATAGTTTCAACGTATATTTCCATAACTCACTATAAGAGCCTCAAGAAGGAAAGTCAAGCATTATTTTTTCTTTATTTTGTAATTGTTTTTTGTCTCTAGAACTAATATATTACTCACGTAAGACGGTTCATTCTTCGGCTCTTCTTTGGTTGCTCTGTAAGTTTCGAGCCTCATCATTCCAGTCCGTTTTAATTAACCGAGGGAAAACTACTCGTTGTTTTTCCGAGAGACTCGCTTTGCGAGTCTACGTATAGAATACTTCGGAATACTTCCTACGTATTCTATACGTATAATATAAGCGGCAAAAAATATTTGTAGAGCTAAAAAATATCCCTTCTTCTATTGACATGAGCCGAATAACTCTTATAATGTCAGTTATATGAAAGAAGTAATAGTGACTCAAAAAATGCTCATCGACGCTAGAAAGAAGGCGGAAGAGATGGGCGCGATTAGGAATAGCATCCTAAACGGAGGTGGGAACCTTGCTGGATTCGTTGGTGAGTTTATTGCCCAAAAAGTCATGGGGGGAAAGATTCAGAATACCTTTGAATACGACCTTGTTCTTGATGATGGAACGAAAGTTGACGTTAAATCAAAGCAGACAGCAGTTGTCCCTAAAGACTATTACGATTGCTCTGTTTCCGCATTTAGTAAGAAGCAGGATTGTGATCGTTACGCCTTTGTCAGGGTAAAAAAAGATTTGACAGTAGGGTGGTTTTTAGGGACCGAAACTTCGGAAAATTATTTTAAGAAGGCTAGATTTCTAAAAAAGGGTGAAAAAGACGGCGATAATGGATTTACCGTCAGAGGGGATTGTTATAATTTGAAAATTTCAGAATTAGATCAATGGAAAAAAACAGAAGGGTAAGAGTTAAAAAGATCGCCGCTTCTAGCGAGCCTAAATATAAAACGCCAAAATTTGACGATTATGAAACTGGAGTGCATGGAAATCAGATGTCTGTTCCAATTGAATATGAAGTAGAAGGAAGGCTAGTTATAGACGTAGAGGAGCAGGGTTTTATTTATATTTCAAGAGACGCAAGGAATGGCGTTGAAGCAGACGGCCTTTTTAGATCCAGTATAATTCAGACAATAAAAGGTAATATCGTTGAAACTTGTAATAGTCGATATATTGTTGAAGAAATTTGTTGAAAACAAGGTGTAGTTGTGTAAATTAGTGAAAGCATATGAACAAAAGTTTATTTATCCAAAGAGACCATTTAAAACCATTTAGTTACCCGCAATGTGAAGAATTCACAGACGCGATAAATAATTCATATTGGACTCATAAGGAGTGGAATTTCACAACAGATGTTCAGCAGTTCCATACGGAACTCGATGATTACCAGAGAGAGATAGTTAAGAAGTGTTTATTGTTAATCTCTCAAATCGAGGTCAGTGTCAAAACTTTTTGGGGCAAGTTGCACGACCACTTACCCTTGCCTGAAATCAATATGGTAGGTTCTACTTTTGCAGAAAGCGAAGTAAGGCATGAAAGAGCTTACAGTCACTTATTGGAGACGATGGGGCTGAATGACGAGTTTGAAAAGATTTATGATATCCCAGCTATTATAGATAGACACAACTATCTTAAAAAGTATAAAGATTTTGCCAATGCTAGGATTGAGGCTAATTTCATCAAGTCTATTGTTTTGTTCTCTCTTTTTATCGAAAACGTTTCGTTGTTTTCTCAGTTTTTTATTATCATGTCTTTCAACAAGCATCGAAAGATGCTGAAGGATATTAATAACGTTGTTGCTGCGACTTCAAAAGAAGAGGCAATTCATGGTCAATTCGGGACATTCCTAATTAACCAAATTAGAAATGAGCACCCTGAATTCTTCAATGATGAATTCAAAGACTTAATTGTAAAATATTGTGAAAAAGCCTACAAAGCAGAAGAAAAAGTTTTAGATTGGATTTTCGATAATGGAGACACTGATTTTATTAAAAAAGATCAAGTAAAAGAATTTGTAAAAGATCGTTTAAATCAATCATTAGTTGGAATACAATTAGACCCAATCTTTGAAGTAGANAAAGAGGAGATTTTAAAAACTGATTGGTTTAACGAAGAACTTTATAGTGATACCCATGTTGACTTTTTCGACCAAAGGCCAACNGCNTATAGCAGAAAAAATAAATCAATAACAGCAGACGACTTATTTTAGTCATGAANATTATACAAATAGGNTGCTCNGATGGAGATGATCATGTCTTTAANTTCCTAAATGAAACAGAAGAAAAGTGCTCCGTTATTTTAATAGATGCTTATAAACCTGCTCTTCTTTTAGCAGAGGAAAGATATAAAAAATGTGATAANCATGATTTCGTCTTTTTAAACTTGGCGGTAGTGGACTCTCAAGAGTCTGAGGTTTTATTCTTCTCTCCAGATTGTGATAAAATACATGGCTGCAATTCTTTATCTGAGGATTTTTTAATTATGCACGGTCATCGTCGAGAAAATTTAAAGAGTGAGAA